CTGGGAAATCTTTACAGGTACTTTCCTATAAGGATTGGTGGAATTGACTTCCAATTCGAAAGGGATTGTTCCGAGCTCCTAATAAGGAGTCCTAAGTTGAGGCCTTGTTTCGGTCTCAACCACGTCCTTCGGAATTAGCAAATTCGAAGGAGGAACCTCCAATAGATCACCCCCAGTTACTGCATTACTTATAGATAGTGCAGAATCAAGGGATAGAGACATTGTCTCTTCTATTGGGACCAGGTCGTCCAACATAGTGTTGAACTTCCGTTTCCGTTTATTCCAACTAGTAGAGGAATACGCGGGAGAAAAGCTCGGCTTATAGCCATGCTTCTCCGACATATCTGGGAAAAGTAAATCCCGGAAAATGTACGGTCTCTCGATCAAGTTTATGGCATCGTTGATCGAAAGGAAGCCATGCTGCTTTGCAACATGGAACTTCTTCCTGGCGTTCCAGTTTCTGAATTCGTCAGGTTCGACGTCAATCACAGATTGAATTTCGTCGACATTAATCGCTTTGGTCAATTCAATATTGCCAAGCAGCTCGCGTACTTGATCCTTGATCAAGTCAGCATCCACCCCACGTGCCCTGGTATTCGAGGCGAAACTCGAAAGAACACGACGTTCCATGTGAGTGGTGTTCCCTTTTAAGAGCTTCTCTATTAGGGAAAGATGAGAGGCAGGAAGGTTTGCTAATCCTTCCAGGACTTCCTCCTGTGTGAGGTGCCACGATGGCGCTTCCACGCCTCCCAGAGCAACTGGGAGGAACCGTGACGCATCCCCGGGCAAAAGCGCGGAGAAACGCTCGCAGAATCTCCAAGACGCCCAACCTTTGAGTTGGTCGACAGGAGTCTCGAGCCAGGCCAGTACCTTACTGATCTGTTGGGCTTTCCCAATACCAGGATTGGGTTCATCCTTACCTTCGTGTTCTTTAGAGCACGGGGATAGGAGCCGTAGCTTTATGCTATCGACGTGGACATGCTTTGCATATCCAAGCCGGAAAAGAGGCTGTTTCTTAAACAATCCCTTTGAAGTGTACCCTCTGATGAAGAACATTTCTTCACAGTATGTCCCACCAACTCTAGAAATAAAGTTCTGGGGCCAAGAAACGCACATGCCGTTTCTTGAGTGAGACCGTGTAATCTCACGTAGGTACGAGTCAGGTCCAACTGCGACGTGATCATCGCCGCTACACGCGAAACATCTCCACCATTGTGAGGGGATTCCCCTCATTTTGGCAATTTTTCTGAGAAGCTCAGAATCAGAGATGTCCGTGTTGGATCTGTATCTAATGAGTGCTTCGAGCTCTGCACACAAATTGTGCAGAGTAAGGACAGTCTTTGCGCCTGGATCTCCCATGAGTATACCTCTGTGGGTGGTCCAAGGTTCCCCGTCGTGCAAAACGACGCGTGGGGAGCAAAGAAGCTCGATAGATAGGCTACTATAATTGGAGGTTTCCTCCAAACCGTCTTCAAATCCTTCAAGCATAGCTTGACTGTAGGAATGAATACAGTAATCAGTAGCGGTCGACAGATCAGAAGATAACATCTTCAGATCTGTCTTCTCCTTCTCAGGATGTTCCTTGAGATGGAGTGCCTTTGCGTATTCAAAACCTTGCGCGGCGCGGGTTAAACCCGCACCGGCTGAGGGATGGTTACGCAACCACCCAGTTGTGTGGTGGCTAAAAGGCTGCAAGAAGATTGTTAAACAAGCTTCTGCTACGGTGACAACTCGGGACTTTGCTCCCGGCTCTCCGATCGTGGTCCTCCGTATTAACGGAAACGTATCAGAACTTTTCTGAATACTAGACGGATCATGCTTGTCCCCGGTAAATATACCGAGTTCAAGCAGTTCCTCGACTGCCCACTGGTGGAGCTGATAGCCAGTGGCCTCGTCGAGGGCATATATTGGATCTTCGTACTTGAAGTTTTCGAAGTCGAAGGACGTGTCCTGCCGTGATTCTCCGGCTAGGACATCGCGATGAATTGCTCCCTCATCATCATGAGGGAGTGCTTTGATAAATTCAAAGCAGTCTTTACGACCTACAGTCATCCAGCGGGGAAATCCACACATTTCTGTGGATTCCCGACCAAGGAGAGTTACACCCTCAGTTGTTTTCTGAGGTATGTACTCTTGCCATTTCCTGAACTTTTCAGAAATTTCCTTGGCACGGCCTCCTTCACGGACAGAAGTGTCCAGTGAAGAAGACGTAGTTAACGATAGGTGGGCGTTCGAATAATAGTCGAACTCTCTCTTGAGCTTTCTACCGACTAAACGGGAGAGGTTTCTGAGTATCTCTACTCTCTCTCCTGTTGTGTCAGGCCTGCTCGACAATGTTACGCGATGTTTTTGCAAAGATCGCGTTCTTGTCTGTGCATCTGCAGGGGGCAAGCCCCTACTGGATGCCAAATGAGCCACCCGAGTCAAGTCTAACTTGGACTTCGCTCCGTGCGCAAAGATGGATTCCATCCATGGGCACAACTTAAACCAGAATGAGGGAAAGTCCTCTGTTCTCTGGTTTCCGAAGCCGGGTAAATCACTTGGGATTTCCGGTTTCTCAGTTTCCGACTGGAATGCGTGCCACTTAAGAAGTGACCCGAATAATTTCCATTGTCGTACTCCATGATCAGTGGAGTAAACTGAAACAGAATAAGCCCATCTCAATAACCTATTGAGGTGTGCTGACCCGTACTCTGCATCCGGGGTGGAAAAGACCACACATTCTGTGATGGATTCCACGAAGTTGGTGACCCGTTTTAGGTCATCGAACTCCAGTTTACACAGGCGGATTTCAACTCGCCTATGGAGGCCGATCTTAAGGATTTTCCTTAAGCGACCCAACCTCTTCCTCAACGTTTCGTTGCGGGGAGGTCCGAGCCTTTTAGACAGAATTAGTCCAAAGGCTCTGCGTCCTTCTCTTTTAGACAGGACTTCATGCTCGCTTGCATTCCAAGATCCGATGCGCGGGCTGACACCAGATCCGGCCAGG